CGCCTCGCCCCCTTTCACAGTTTTTTTTTATTTTACCCCTAAAGTTTTGTTTAGGTGTCTGTATTTTTTTCTCCCAAAATTCAGTCGAACTTTTTTTTAGGTTGTTTCTGTAAAAAGAAAACTATTCGTGTTAAAAGAAAACTATCCAAGCTAAAAGAAAAAGAACCAAAAAGAAAATATATAGTTCTTTATATTCTGTATTAGTATTTATAATCTATATAGTATTATAGTATATATATAAGGAAAAAGTGCCGCTTTTTTTCTGTTTTTTGATATATTTGCACCTATTGATATTTGTTGTAGTTTGGTTGTCAGATAATTACATTTTTCATTTTCGCAAAAATAGGGTGGCTATAGGGGGGCTATTAGGGTGGCTATAGGGTGGCCATAGCCAGGCTATAAAATACCCCATTTTTCTTCTCTGTTATCATTGTTTTGCTCCACTATTTTTTTTCGCTAAATTTGTATCGAACTTTTATAAAATTAAATTATATGGAATATCAGCATCAGGAAGAAGAGAACCAACCTAAAGAATTTAACGAATCTCAAGAATTTAACGAATCTCAGGAATTTGAGCCTGTAGAAGAAATGGATTTGGGTCAGGCTATTTTGGATGAACTAACACCCAAGGAACCAGACCTTCGGAATGCCGACCCTATTTTACTCACTCCTGCCGAAAGAAAACTTAGGCATAAGCAGTTGGTGTCTAAAAACCTAAAAACTTGGAAGAAAGGTCAATCTGGGAATCCTAACGGCAGACCTCCTGGCAAGTCAAAGAAAAGTGCCGCCTTGAAGTGGCTCGAACTGCAGGAGCAGTCTATGAACGAAATTACTGGACAAGATGAAGTTCTTAGTCAGGAAGACCTAATGACCCTTGCGATTATCAAAAGAGCCAAGAAGGGAGATGTTAAGGCTTATTCCGAGTTAATGAAGATAGCTTATGGTGATGACAAGAATGTTAACATCAACGGCATCATCGGGATAGCCAACATCACAGGGATGGAAATATATTAATGCTAAGTAGAATATATTAATTTGTGAAAAAATCACAATAAAGCATGATAAGTCATTCAATAATGGCTGATTTAGGTCATAATGAGTCATAAATCATACAAAAATGGGAGTTAAGGATTCTTATATGACGCATGAGAAATTTGGCAAAATTCATGCAGAAAATCGGGGATTCCGATTAATTTATTTTATTAGAGGCATTACTTTACTTTTGTAATGCTGATTTGATTCGATTTGTGTTTAGCCCTGACATTTCTATGTCGGGGTTTTTACTTATATTTGCTTATTGTTTTAATTGGTTTTGTTTTGTTTACTTAGTTTTGTTCGATTGTGTATTGACATAGTTTATCCTGGCGTTTCTACGCTGGGATTTTTTTTACTATCTGTAATTTTTTTTATCCACATCCTTTGAACTTTAGTTATATTTATTTAATTTAGCACTATAAAAATTATGTATAAGATAAAAGCAGCAGAATTGGTCGCATCTTATCTTAGGATAACTAAAGACCTAAAAATGGCAAAGCAATGTGCGAAAGCCTGTTGCGATGCTATCATAGCTGACTACCAAGATGATTCATTCGTTTCTTCACTAAATAAACTTAAAATCCACGAATGGACTAATGTAAAAAGAAATATATGACCGCAGTTCAATTACTAAAGCACAGAATCAGCCAACTTAAATTAGAAAATCCCGAATTAGAAAAATTGCTTGATGAAGCAGAGACTCACGAAAAGTCTCAGCTTAAGATAGCTTATGCTTCTGGATATGTAGAAGGGTTTAATCAACTTGACTGCGATGAGCATATAATTACTTCTGAGCAGTACTACAATAAAAACTACAAATATGGTAAATGACATTTATTATGACTACCTTGGAAATCAGTACAAAGAGGTAGACCGAACCAAGTCGCATATCACTTTTTTGGTAAACGAGAAAGATTTAGAGATGCGTACAAAGGCTGAGGTTGATTATATGGTGCAGAACCATGAACTTCGGTTATTTGATTTAACATGGTCTGATGTATGGAAGCATTGGGAAGAGACAAAGCCTAAATGGCCAGAGATACACAACCTAAAGGAATTTTTAAGTCTAAACTATAAAATCGCAAAAAAATAAACACATGAGTCCAGTACAATGGTTAGTAGACCAAGTTAATGCAGATTGCACTAATTCTACTTTTATTCAGCAACATTTAATAGACCAAGCCCTTGAAATGGAGAAGCAGCAGACACATAAAGGTGGCGAATTAGAGACCTTTAAAGACCATATTTCTGATATCGGCAAAATGGTTGTATATACGCATGATGATGTAATACAAATGATGGACAAATTCCATACAAGTATTTTGAATCGTGATTTATGTATGGCTAAATTAACTCCAATAGAAGTTAACATACAAGAAAAATCGGGAATTCCGATTAATTTATATACAGAGGAACAAGTTAAAGAACTTTTATACTATTACGATTTAGAAATAAAAAAACACTTACTGAATTATTCTATTGAACATTCTATACATAGTAAAATGTGTGATGGGATAAATGATGTAAGAAATACATACATACAATCACTTAAACAACCTAAACAATGACAGCGGTAGAATGGTTAATTAAAGAAATAGAAAAGCACGATAAAGAATTTAGTTATTTCTATAATGCAGAGATTGAGAAAGCCCTTGAAATGGAGAAGCAGCAGATGTTTAAAGGTAGCGAATTAGAGACCTTTGAAATATCAGATGAAGAAATAGAGAAAATGGCACAAGAATATGTTTTGTATAATGACGCAAAAAGGTCATGGGTTATAGAAGGTGCTAAATGGTATCGTGAACAATTAAAACAAAGGAAATGACACCAAAAGAAAAAGCAGAAAAATTAATAAACAGCATTAGCAATGTGTTCATCAATGATGAAGATGAGCATTATGTTGGTATGGTAACAAGAGTATCTAAACAATGCGCTTCGATAGCAGTAGATGAGGTCTTAAATGTATTACCACAACATGAATACCTTGAAGATAGAGACGAGTATCACGAAAATAGGGAAAGGTTGTATTGGCAAGAAGTAAAACAAGAAATAAATAATCTGTAATCCAACTGTTCGGAATTTCCGACAAGTTCAATAAAACAAAAACTATGAGTGATTTCCTATTTCTTTTAATATGCTTCTTAGGAGTTGTAGCAGGTATTGGTTTGCTAATACTTGCAGAAAAACTATGGGATGATAAAAATTAAAACTATGATAACAAACTTTGAATCAATCACAAACGAACTATCCACAGAAGAAAAGAAGATGATTCCTATTTTAATCAAGGGATTCTCAACAAGGACAAGCCAAAACCCTATCAAGGCTCCTGATATCATCAGGGCTATCAATTCAAAGGACTATGGCTTAAAGAACAAGTTTACCGAAGTAAGGTTGCGTAAAATATGCAATTTTATAAGAACAAATGGAATAATCCCTTTGTGTGCTACATCTAAAGGATATTATGTATCTTATGACAAGAACGAGATACAAAATCAAATATTGTCACTTAGGGAAAGGGCTGAAGCAATACTTGCTTGTGCCGATGGTATGACTAAATTTATGAAATGAAATTATATATTGGAGATAAGTCATCTAAGAAAAATCTGAGTAAAGAATATACTCACATTAAAGTCGAATCGGCTGAAGACATATCGGTTATTCTTAAACTTCCATTCGATAACGAAAGTGTAGACCATATCTACGCCTGTCACATACTGCATTATTTTTCCAAAGAAGAGGCTTTGGCTATTTTGAAAGAATGGAAAAGGGTAGTCAAAAAGGGGAATAGTATAAGAGTATGTGTCCCTGATTTCTGGAGGCTCACCACCATTTATCCAAATTCCATTAAGGTCAGCGATATCGAAAGGCATATTGAGTTATCTAAGTGCAAATCTATACATGACTTTTTATCTTTGCAATGTATTCTTGTATCTGCAGGATTTTATGCGGTTAAGAGATACGATTCCGTGTTGGAAGATAAGTCAAATAACTTAATTGGCTATGCTAATGTCAGTCTAAATGTAGAAGCGTACAGATAATGGCAAGTACTAAAATAAAATTTGATACCCATAATAACCAAAAGCAAAAAGAATGTGCTAAGGCATGGGTAGATGACACGGTAACAGACATTGTTTACGGTGGTGCCAAAGGCGGTGCTAAATCTTATACAGGTGCATCTTTGATATTCGGTGATGCTTTGATGTACCCTGGTACGCACTACTTTATTGCTCGTGATTCTCTTTCCGACCTGAGAAAGTTTACCATCCCTACGGTCTACGAGGTTTTTAATAACTGGGGATTAGGAAAGGAGTATATTACATTCAATGGTCAGGATAACTACTTTAGGCTTTACAATGGGTCTAAAGTATTTTTATTGGATGCTGCTCCTCAGCCAAGAGACCCTCTCTTCCAGAGATTTGGTTCGATGCAGATGACTCGTGGATGGATAGAGGAGGCAGGAGAGTTCAAGGAGGCCGCTAAGAATAACCTTATGGCATCGATTGGCCGTTGGAAGAACAAGGAGTACAATCTTAAGCCCAAGCTACTTCAGACTTGTAACCCATCTAAAAACTACCTTTATTCTGATTACTACAAAAGATGGAAGGAGGGAACACTTGAGCCTTATAAAAGATTCATACAAGCCTTCCCACAAGATAACAAGATGCTTCCAGAGGCATACATAGAATCTCTTGAGAGAAACCTATCTAAGAACGAGAAGGAAAGGCTTTTGTATGGCAATTGGGAATTTGATGATGACCCAAGTGTACTTATAGACTACGAAAAGATTATAGACATATTTTCTAACACCCATGTTCCTCACGGAGACAAAAAGATTACTGCGGATATAGCCCGACTTGGTGGTGACAGGATTGTCATCATTGAATGGGATGGATTCAGAGGTAAAGTAAAGTGGTACAAGAAGCAGACGCTTGATGTAACAGGTCAGTTGATAGAAGACTCTCGTAACAGGCTTTTGATAGGGCCATCTGATGTTATCGTGGATGAGGATGGAATGGGAGGAGGTATTGTGGACTTTTACAAGTACAAAGGTTTTGTGAACAATTCATCTCCGCTTCCATCACCTACTGCACCTTTGAATGACATGGGTAAGAGGTCAAATGAGAATTTCGATAATCTCAAAAGTCAATGTTATTATAGATTAGCAGAAAGAATAAATAAAAATGAATTATTTTTGCAATGCGATGCTGATGTAAAGACTTGGATTATTGAAGAGTTGGAACAGGTAAAGCAAAAGAGCCTTGATTCGGATATGAAGAAAGGAGTGATTCCTAAAGATAAGATGAAAGCGTTGTTAGGTCGTTCACCTGACTTTGCTGATGCTTTGATGATGAGGGAATACTTTGAGTTAAAACCGACAAGAGGCTTTGTGGCTGCTTCATATTAAAACTTAAAAAATGGATTTATTCGGTCAAAAGGCTCTTTCAAAGAGTTTAGATAAAATGATGGATACGATGAAGGCGGTGAATGATAACAGAATCGCCATGTTGATGTCATCATTTAACACGCAGATTTTCCCTAACTACAATGTAATAAAGGAACAACTTGTCTATCAAACGATGGATGATGTCTATTCGGTAGTCTCTCGTCTTGCGACAACTGCTGCTATGGTTCCAATGTACGGAGAGGGAAAAGACGGAACAGAAATAGACCGAAATGATAATATTAACTTTATACTTAATCAACTTACTTTTCAACTCAAGGAATCCATCCACCTGAATCTTTTGATTTCTGGTGAGGCTTTTATTTACAAGCAAAGGATTGAATTAGGGCCAAACAAGGGGAGGATTAAGTTAATCAACCTAAATCCTGCAAACATTATTGTGATTGTGGAAGAAGTCTTCCCATATCCAATCGTAGCTTACAGGTATGAAGATTCGCAGAGTGGTGAAAGCTTCAACATAGAGTTTAACGACATTATTTATGTCAAACTTGAAAATCCTACAATAGATACACAACAAGATGTAAGGGGTCTTTCCCCCATCAGGGTTCTGACAAGAAGGCTCACAAGGCTACAAGCCCAAATGGATATCTCTGTGGCTCAGATGCAAAATGGTGGTCTTCCAGGTGTGCTTTACGACAAGAGTCCTGGGTTTACTGCTAACGATGCTAATCAGCACAAAGAGAATTTCTCAAGGTTCTTGAATTCAAGGTCAAATAAGTCTGCTCCTTATATTATGGGTGGTGAACTCGGATATATTCCTATCGGTTCTACTTTGGCTGACTTGGATTTGGCTTCTTTGGCTGATATAGACTTCGACAAGATTTGTAATGTGTATGGTGTGAGTTCAACTTGGTTCAACAATAAAAAGGCTGCTACCGAGTCTAATGTAAAGGAAATGGTAAGGTTGATTTACACTAACGCAGTTCTTCCCAATGTAATGCGTGTTCAAGATGCCATAAATCAGCAGTTAATAGCTGAGATTGCTACAGAAGCAGTTTTAAGGTACGATATAAGCGATATTACCGAACTTCAGAAGGATATGAGGGATAAGGCAGAGACTTATGCAAGGCTGCCTGTAATCGTTCCTAATGAGGTCAGAGAGGGCATGGGCTGGGATAGGATAGATGACCCTCTGATGGATAAACCTATTATTAAAGCAGGGTATTATTTTGTAGAAGATATGACCCCGATGGAATCAATGCCAATTACAGATGACTATAGACCAGATATCTCACAAATGCCTCAAGGCGATATCACGAATCCTCGAGGAGGAAATCAAGTTTGAGACTTGCCCTCTAAAAAGGGCGAAGAACGACTGGAAGAAACAAGAGATTCGTAATCTTATTGCCAAGAAATTAATGACCTCACAAACAGGGCCAAGTGAATTTAAGTGAATATGTAGGAAATTATGAAAGGTTCTTAAAAAGGTATGAGGCAATCTATGCCCCTAAGATTCGTAAAGAGATAAGAAATCAGATAAAGACTTATTTGGAATCCGACATATCTAAAATCTCCTCCGAGGGGATGCAGGACATAATCTTAGATATGCACATCAAGTCTGGCACTTATTGGGCTAATGTGACCAATAGGATGTTCAAGACTCCTACCAAGAAATCAAGGCACGATAGATTTAGTGAGTATATGTATTCCCTGCTTAGGACATATATGATTATAGATGCCTTCAATACTGCCGAGAATATTACTCAGACTACTATTGATGACATCAAGCAGATTCTGTACGATGCTACCATCCTGAATTGGAGTCTAAGAAAAATAGAGCAAGAATTACTCAACCAAAGGAAAATAAGAATAAGGTCGTTGCTAATAACAAGGACTGAACTTCTGTATGGGTCAAATACAGGTGCTTACTTGTGGATGAAGGACACAGGCTTGGATTGGAGGAAGAAGTGGGTTGCTTTATTAGACAACAGGACTCGTAGAGACCACAGGATTTTGAATTGGCAGGTAAGGCCATTGAATGACCCATTTGAGGTGGTAAATAAATTCGGGGTGCTTGTGAAGATGCAATATCCTGGAGACAGGTCACTCGGTGCAGGGCCAGACCAAATTTGTAATTGCAGATGTTTTTTGGTGTATGAATAAACTAAATATTTCAGCAATAGAATAAAATAATTAATTTTGTAACAAACTAAAAGATGTATAAGAGTTTCAAAAGCATAGTTTCCGATGTTGACGAAAAGGGACAAGTTGTTGTCGCTGCTAATTCTTTTGGTAATGTGGATAGTCAAAGTGATATATCAATTTATGGTAGCTTCACTAAAACTCTTAAAGAGAATTTTGATAGGGTTAAGTGGTTTTTGAATCATAATCCTAATATCCTTTTAGGAGTTCCAATGTCTGCCACAGAGACTCCGCAATACCTGCAGATTGTAGGTAAGTTGAATCTCAACAAAGAAATAGGAAGAGACATCTACGAAGACTATAAGTTATACGCAGAATACGGAAAGACACTTGAGCATTCTATTGGTGTAGATGCTATCAAGTATGAAATACAAGGGAATGTTCGCAAGGTCAACGAATGGAGGCTTTGGGAGTTCTCTACTTTAACCAACTGGGGAGCAAATGAAAATACTCCTATGTTGGCAATCAAGTCCGATATAGACTTCTTGAACATTAAGTTGGAGAAGGGTAAATATACGGATGAAAAATTCACGGAAATAGAAAAGCAAATCCAAATACTGAAGTCACTCATTGAAGAGCCGTCAATTGACACTCCAACAACCGAGCCGATAGATTGGAAGGGCCTATCTACTATATTCATTAATTCATTAAAATAACAAAAATGGAATTTACTAAAGATTCTGTTCTCACAGAGTTGAACAATATGAAGTCTGCTCTTGAGAACTCATTGACCGAGAAGGCCAATGCTGCTGAGAAAAATGTTGAAGCTAAGTTGGATGCAGTTAACTCTGCTATCTCTGAACTGAAGTCTGCTCAACCAGAAGTTACTGCTGCTGAAGTGTCTTCTTTGAAATCAAAGCTTGATGCTACTGTTGCTGGTTTGGAAATCCTTGCTTCACGCAAGAGTTCTACTAAGAAGGCTGCTTCTAAGAACCTTGGCGAAGCTATCGTTAACGCTATGAGTGAGAACGAGAAGTCTATCGTTTCTGTATCTAAGAAAGATGCTACTACTATTCAACTGAAGGAAGTTGGTGATATGACTATTGCTAACAACCTGACTGGTGCTATTCCTAACACTTACCGTGATGGTGTTGTTCCTGTTCCTTTCGAGATGATTCATGCTCGTTCTGTGTTCAGCGTAACTCCATCTGCTACCGATAGCTATCATTTCTATCGTCATGCAATCGGAGAAGGTGGTTTGGCTTTCCAGACTAACGAAAACTCTGCTAAGAGCCAATTCGATGAGGATTTGGTAGAAGAGACAGTAAACTTGAACTACCTTGCTGGATTCCTGCGTGTATCTCGCAAGATGTTGAAGAACTTTACTGCTTTGCGTTCTTACCTTGGCCGTTGGTTGCCTGAGAAGTACTACAATGCTGAAGATGCTCTTGTTTATGCTGCCATCAAGGCTGACGCTACAGGAACTCCTAACGCAACTGGTACTGATTGGTTGCAGCGTATCATCCTGACTATCGGTTCTCAGAAACAAGCTAAGTACAATGTCAACGCTATAATCGTTGGTGGTAATACTTGGGCTGAGATGCTGACATACAAGAATGTATCTGAGGAGTATGTTATTCCTATGGGTTCTGTTAGCATTGCTCCTTCTGGTCAGATGCTGATTTGTGGTGTACCTGTGTATACTGCTTCTTGGATTGACGCTGATGAGGCTCTTGTTTGCGATACTCGTTATATGGAGATTGTTCAGTCTGAAGGTCTTTCTCTTCAGTTCTTTGAGCAAGATGCTGATAATGTAACTAAGAACAAGATTACTGCTCGTATCGAAGCTTCTGTTGGTTTTGCTCTGCTTGACCCTGCAGCTTTCTGCGTAGTTGAGAAGTACATCGCTCCTTAATTTACTAACTCTAAATAGAAAGCCCTGCCCCTAACAGGGTGGGGCTTTTTTAATAATATGGACTACTACAAAAATGCCGACAAGTTAGATAGCTACATCCTTGGTGTAACTTATAACCAGGTTTCTGATATTGACAGAGGTACTGTAATCACAGAGCCTGTTACTCTTAATGAGTTAAAGAATTATTGTAAGATAGCCTACTCTACAGACGATGCTTTGCTTACTGCGTTAATTACTGCCGCAAGACAGGTTTGTGAGAACTATTCTTATGTTGCTTTGGCACAAAGGGAGATTACTGCTTGGATTAATAACTTCAATGGTGGAACCTATCTGCCTTATGGGCCTGTAGGAGATATTATTTTAGTGGAAGATATAGATGGTAATCCAGTTACCGACTATACTACTTCTGGTGGTCAGTTCAAGCAAATATTGACTCCTTTTGAGCCATTAGTTGTAACTTACGAAGGAGGGTATTCAACTACTCCAGACTTCTTAAAGGTTGCTATTATGGCACAGGCTTTATATATGTATGAGAACAGGGGCGATGCTCAGAGAGATACTCTCCAGGGTACAAGTCCTGTAGCTACATTAATCTTAAATACTATTAAGCGTGTATAAATTCAAGCACCAAATAGGTGAGTTTAATACTTTGCCAATATTTGAAAATTGGGATTACACTACCGATGAAGGTGGTGGAGTAGACAAGGTTTTGAACAATTCTTTTTATGCTTGGGCTAAGATGACCCCAAGGGTAGGTGGTAGGACATTCATAGCAGGTGATTTGCATGAGAACAACCAATCTACATGGATTTACGATATGGAGGTATTTATTCGTTACACGGATAATATCACTTCTGATTCCACAATGGTTTGGGATAACAAAAGATACGCTATAAACTACTATTCTATTGACGGAGAAGGGAAGGAAAGGTTCATAAGGCTTTATGTTACTATGACTGACAATCAGTTGGTCACAGGAGGCATAATAACTCCTACTACACCTGCTTATGTCTATAATTACGAAGGCATAGGAGGCGAGAGTGAGGTACAGGCAAATGAACTTATTAACAAGACTATTTTGGGTGTTTTCAAGGATGGTCTCTCCAAGGAGGTAATCTTTTTGGGTACTCCTGATGATGGTCAGGTTAAATACACTCCTGCGGAGGGTAAATTAGAATTCGGGATATCTTTCTTTACAGGAGAAAAACTCCAAGTGCAGTATATATGAAAAAGCTTATAAATAGCCTTTCGTCTGATAAGTTCCAAAAGGAAGTCACTAAGGCTATGAAGAAGTATGTAGATAAGGTTGTAAAGGATGCCAAGACTTATGCCCCATCAAGCTATTATAGGGAAGAAAAGGGGGAGCTTGTTTCTTACCCAATAGACATAGCCTCCTCCATATCTGGAACCGTAAGCGACTCAGGGGCTTCTATAGATGTTAATACTAATTTAGCTGCCTATGTAGAGTTCGGTACAGGTAGGTTTGCTGAGAAAATCTTAGGCACATATCCAAAGGAATTTCAGGATATTGCTTGGTTTTATTTCAGAACTGGGGAGGGTAAAATAGTGGGAAATCCGTATCTTATACCTGCTATTGTAGAGAATGAGGATATGGTAGATAAAGAGATTCAAAAATATTTTGATAAATTATGATAGACTTAAACTGGTCGCTGCGAAAAGCGTATTATTCTGCCTTGTCGGACATCCCAGATGCCGCAGGTACAGGCTATGTTCCTGTTTATTACTTTGCAGCACCTCCTAACAAAAATATGACCGAGTACATAGTTTACAGGTCTATCACCAATAAAGACGAGAGTACAAAATCCTCGTCTGATACTCGGACATTTATAATCGTAGAAATCTACACTAAGCAGATGAATACTAACCCTGGAAAGAGGGTTGATGAGATAGCTGCTGCCGTGTACGATAGGGTTTATCCTAACCAAAATACCCATCTTCAGATAGAGGGCGGTCAGATAGTAACTACCCAAATGACCTTTGAATTGGTGAATCCTTATAATGTCATTTCGGGGGAAGTTTACCTGTCAAGGTTCCTAACCTTCAAACATATTATTTATCAAACTTCAGATTAATTATTTATTTTTGTACCTATTAATTAACAACTAAAAATTAGAAAAAATGGCTGAACATAAACTATCAGGTGATGATGTAGTCCTGATGATAAGCGATGATGGAACAACTTACGATACTGTAGTTTGTTTGACTTCAAATGGTATCACTCGTGCTACTAACGAGATTGATGCTAAAACAAAATGTGGCCCAGACAAATTGCCTGGAACTCAAGAACTCGCAGTAAACTTTGAAGGTCAGATTGCCTACGATACTGCAAATGCTTCTTTGGAAGATTTGTATGACTACTGGGCTAACAAGACTACGGTTTACTGGAAGATGGGGCCTGCTTCTCCTGTTACAGGTGATATCACTTTCTCAGGAACTGGTTTCATCTCTGCGTTGGATGATACTTATGCTATGGATTCTCCTGGTACTTTTAGTGGTACTATCGGAGTTTACGGTAGCATGACTATGTCAGTTGAGGCGTAATTTATAAATATGAGTTATATACAAATTGAAATTAACGGAAAGCCGAGAGGCTTGAAGTTCAATCAGATGGCAGTAGTTACAATGACCAAGTATTTGGACTTTGATAATGTAGCTGCAACTTATGGTTATGCTTTAGTGTATGCTGGTCTTGTGTCGGGTTGTTATGTGAAGAGAGAAGAGCCTGATTTTACATTTGAGCAAGTTTGTGATTGGGTTGATGAAATGTCAGTAGATGAACTGATTAAAATCAGGGATGTGTTTGAGTCGACCCAAAGTTTCAAAGCGTTGATAAGTAATGCCGAAGAAGTCACAAAAAAAAAGCCGAAGAGAACCAAAGAGAAAGCCTAAAAATCGCTTTGGGCCATCTTGGATGGACAGAGAGGGAGTATTATGAAAGTAGCCCTGAAAGCGTATATTATGCGATTCAGGGCTATTTTGATAAGGGCAAGTATAGAAAAGATAAAAAAGGCACATAATATAAAGTAATGGCTAAATTAAATATAGATTTTGCGGTCAATTTAGGTAATTCGGTAGGTGAAATAAATAAAGTAGTTACCGCATTAACTAACCTTAATTTACAGGTAAACGATTTAGCCAAGAATTTAAGTTCGTTATCGAATAAAAAGATTGCACCAAAGGTAGAGGCTGAGATAAAGCTAAAAGAGACATCTATAGCACCTATGAAGGTTAAGGTAGATGCCGAACTTCCTAAAGGGCCATTAGGTAATGTTTTTGATAGGTATATACAAGGTGCTACCAATGCAAAGACCGTTACTGAGTTTTTGAAAGAGGAAGAGAAGAGGCTTACTGCTGAGATTAAAAATCTTCAACAAGTAGCAGGTAATACTACGAGCCTTGTTAAATATACTTCCGCATTAAAGCAGATAGGTGAAAAAAGTAAGCAATTAAGTGCAATAAAACTTGCCGACCCATTTAATAAATTAAGTGCTTCTGCTAATCAGGCTAACCTTACATTAGTAAATGTAGGAAGGGTAGCACAGGATTTGCCATTTGGCTTCTTGGGTATTGCTAATAACTTGAACCCATTAGTTGAATCATTTAAGGCATTAAAAGATGAGGCTAAACTTGCTGGTACATCAGTAAAAAGTCAATTATTAGCTTCATTAAAGGGTTTTGGAGGTGTAGGTTTAGCGATATCTGCGGTATCTGCCGCATTATCATTTGCATCTGTTGGCCTTCAGTATTGGAATAGAAATACCAAAGAGGGTAAAAAAACAACTGATGAATTAGCTGAATCAACAAAAAATTATAAAGAATCACTTAAATCAATAACATCAGATATATCTCAAGATGCTGCAAGGATATCTGTATTAGTAACTGCATTTAAGGAGCAGAATCTTTCTTTACTACAAAGAAAATCAGTAATAGAAGAATTACAAAGAATATCTCCTGAGTATTTCTCTAAATTATCATCAGAAAAAACAACAGTTGACCAATTAACTGCTGCTTATAATAATTATAATAATAATGTACTAAAGTCAATAACATTACAGGCTAATAAAAAGAGATTAGAAGAGACTATAACAAAGATTCTTGAATTGCAAGAAAAATCTGCTGGATTGGATTTGCCTCCATCGGAAGTTACAATAAATCCAAAGGCTTCTAAAAATAAAATAAAAGAATACGGAACAAATATAGAAGTAGGCCTTAATGATTCTTTATCTAAAGCATTTGATAAGCCAAGGACTATTAATATTCGTAATGTTAGATTTGAGGGCGATGGAGAATTCTTAAGCAAAGAAGAGCAATCTTTTGCAATTAGAGAAGGCATTACCAACCTAACTAAAGATGAGGTAAAAGAAACTAAAAAGCTTGTTGAATTAAGAGATAGGTTATTAAAGACAGTAGGAAAGCAAGAGTTTATAGTACCTGTAGAAGATAAAAAAAATCAATTAGATAAAACTAAGACTAAAGCAGAAAAACTTTCTGATGCGTTTAAGGAAATAAATGATGATTTATTAAAAATAAGCAACCTACCAGGCTTATCTTCTGCTGAAAGGATAACACTACAAGTAGAAAGAATTAAAAAAGGTTTTGATATTTAAGAAGTCTACGGTAGATGAGCAGATAAAAGTAGTAGAAGATGGGATTGGTAAATTATATAATGAGTTTAATAAAAATCCACTAAAGTCTCCTTCATATCTTGCTGCTTTTTTTGCTACGGTAAATGGTTTGGCTGGTGTTCTCGATACTTTAAGATTGCAAAAACTTCGTGAAGATATAGATGCTATAAATGATAAATTAAAGAATACATTTACTCAGATAGAAACTCGTGGAAGTATATTTAATAAGTTTACTACTACAGAGAAAATAGATGCAGCTAAAAGGTCTTTGGATGATTTAATTGATTTATTGGATGAGGCTAAGAAAAGTGGAAACATACAATTACAGATTGAAACGCAAGGGAATATAGATGAAAAGATAAGGCAAATAGATGGCCTTATTAAGCAAGGAGGCAAAGAAAGGGAGATAGTATTTGCGAGATTAAGTGTATTTGGTTTCGATGTTGAATCTAAGGCTAAGAGGGAAATTTCTAATTTAAGAAAAAGGCTTGAAGAAGAGTTAAGTAAGCAATTCCCAGATATGTTTGAGGTCGGGGCATTAAAAGCCAAATTGGATGTAGCTATAGATGCGAGTAATTCTGAAGATGCAGCAAAAAAGGCTGGTGAAAGGGCTGGTGAAGCATTTGCTCAATTCGCAGCAGATGGTATAGCTTCAATAGCAGAATTAGTAGGTGCTGCATTATCTGGTAGTGATGACCGTGATTTTGTATTGAATTTGGCAAAGAATTTAGGTGAATCTCTAAAATCATTCGGTAAGCAAATAATAATAGCTTCAGATTTAATAACTAAAGCAAAGTTATTATTTGGAACTGGCCCTGCTGGTATAGCTGCTGGTTTTGCTTTGATTGCACTTGGTACTGCTATTGCTAATACCGCACAGGCTAAATTAGAAAAGAGAGCATCAGGTGGTTATATTAGTGGCCCTGGTAGTGGAACTTCTGATTCTATACCTGCAAGATTATCAAATGGAGAATATGTAATTAAGGCAAGGTCTGTAAGTAAGTATGGAGTAGGATTCTTAAATGCAGTAAATAGTGGCTCATTAAAAAAGTTTGCCACAGGTGGTATGGTATCGAGCATACCAGTTCCTAAGTTTAACTCTCCTAATGTTGTTATAAATGAGCAGATGGGTCGGCAAGTTCCTTATATTGCTACCACTCAGATTAAGGGTCAAGATTTAAGATTAGTATTACAAAGAGCAGATTCAAGATATAACAGAGTAGTATAATGGCATATTATCATCCATACGGTCTTATATATAAGGGCGAATTCGATTCGATTCCTATGCTTTCTGAGCCAAGTAAAACTTATAAGGTAGAAATATATAAGAAGTACTATAATGGCGAAGTGTCATCATTGACATTATCAGCAAACCCTGTGGTTCATACTTTCCTGGAAGATGACCCTAAACCTGCTATAAAGGGTTCTGAACTTGAATTGACTATAGTGAATCTAAATGGCGAAATAAAGCTAAAAGATTTCTATTCAGAAAATGACGATGAATATAAGATTCAATTAGTTAGTAATGATTACCTTCTGTTTGAAGGTTATCTTGTGCAGGATGATTGTGAGGAGATAGAGACAGATATTGCTCATGAGATAACATTAAACTTTACAGACCAATTAGCATTATTAAAAGATATCACATTTGACCAAGCGGTAAAACAGGCTCAATATACATCCGATGGCTTAACTGAGTATAATGGGTTTATATCATTCCCTACTGACATAGAATACGATACATACGGTGATAGGATATTGTTGCCGACTGGTGTAAGTATAGTTGATGGCAATTCTATAATAATAGAGTCCGATGGCCAGACCATCGGTGCTTTTAGAGTTAACTATATAGAAACAATATTTGGCGGTGCTAAATATATATATGTTGACGAAAAGGTTCCTGTATATAGTGGAAGCGGTCAGATATATGCTAAATTCTATGTTGTAAATAGCATGAGTCTTAATAGTGCTTACACATTAAGCGATATCTTATGCGTGTGTCTTCTTAATACTGGTATGGCTCATCAAATAGTATATGCTGGGTCTTTGAGGTTTAAGAATGATATTGGGGCTATGAATGAAGATATATTTGACATGAAGGTCTATGTAAATTCATTTGGAAATGAGAACGATTTTGACAGTTGTTATGATATAATAGAAAAAATATTAGGCTCATTAAGTTGTACAATTTTCTTCCATAAAAGATGGAATATATTTAGGTACAATGAAATGAGATATTATGATAACTACATTCCTGTGTCTTTTTACGATACATACTTTAATTATGTAAGTTCTGGTGGTAGTCAAGATTGGATTAGTGTAAGGAATGTTGGAGATGGAAGCAATATAGAATATGGATTATTATCAAGTATAGTAAGACCTCTTCAATATGTTCAAAGAAAGTTAGAATATAAGCAGCCTAAGAGTTTACTTAATAATGAAAACATATTAGACACAGGGAAGCTTGTTTCAACAAGTGTTCAAGTTGATAAAACTGTATATAGGTATGATTTAGTTGATTGGAAACAAAACTTGAATCCTCAGACAATACCTAATAGTATATTTATACAGGTAGACATAGATAATTTCGGTAATGAAATAGATAGGTATATTTATATAACAGATGGTTACGATGATTCACCTATTGAAGAAAAGCTATTGGAATCTAAAACATTATATGTTGTTAAAGGTGATAGAGGAGAGTTTTCATTTGAATACCTTCATCAAACATCCAATATAAATGACCCTATGAGGGGATATAATGTTATTGAATTAACTAATGGTGTTGATACATATAGATTTATATCTTCAAATGAGGAGGAGGGTGAATGGGTAAAGCTTCCTGTTGCTTCCACAACATATTATGTTACTCGGTCTTATTGGGATGAAGATGATTATAAATCTGCAAACATCAACCTAAAAGAGTTCCCTATATCTGGTAAATTGACATTTTATTTGCCAAGGCTTTTCCCTATGAATTACCCTGATGCTCCATTTGTTAAATTAAGGAATTTCCAGTTTAAGTACACTCCTTATACTGGTGGTAAGCTGCCTGTAAATGGTCATATACACTTAAATAAATGGTATTTGAATATTAGGAATAATGAGGATAAGGAGATGTTTATAGACACCATTCTAAAGCCATCCATATCAGGTTCATTAATTCTTTCTGTAAATGAATCAACAGGTGTATTGGAATATGTTCAAGAGTTTGACGAATCTGTTACTGCTACAATTTATAAACTTGGTCAAATTATAGTAGGTCAGGAGCATAACTGGAGAGATAAGATAAGGTTGAAGCTTGAGGGGAATATGTTTCCTGTAAGCGAAATAGAAACTTATAATAATACTTTAAGATTTATTAATCCTGCGGTCATATTAAAATATGACAATGAGCCAAATAAGAGTTTTGCTTTTGGTAAAATAGAAATAAACTATAAGTCTAACACTTATAATGGCACTATATATGAGATGTGGGATAGCGAAACAGATGCCGATAGTATAGAAAATGGAATTTCGTCTGACCCAAGAAAAATTTATAATTTTGAATACTTATATAACGAGAAATGAGTCTAATTAGAGGTGAAAATGTAATAATTTATGTCTATGATGACGGACAATGGAAGCCGATAATATGCGGCAAGTCTTGCTCATTGACTACCGTTGCTGAGACCATAGAGACTTCTATTACAGGCTCTGGACAATGGAGGACTTATGAATACGCTGGTTTTACTTGGACTGTTTCTATGGATGGGGCTACTTTCTTGGATGGAGAAAATCAGTTGAGTTTACAGGATATTAGATTGATGCAGTATGGCAAGGAGAAGTTATTGATAAGATATCAGAGGACTGACGAAAGTTCAAATGTATATTTGGAACAGGGAACAGTTTTGATAACGAATGTGTCAGATACTGGGGCTATGGATGACATGAATTTATTTACTATTGAATTACAAGGTAGTGGGCCGTTGACTATAAGTGCTACGCCTACGCCTATAAACCCAACTGCAAAAGTGAAAAGATTTGAATATA